GGGGGGTCGGAGGGTTCCGGCAGGCGTTCAAAAAACGGCCAGGTCAGACGGTTTGGACTGCTCGGCCGGTTTGGCCGGTGGATCGGCCAGGCCAGGCCAGGACGTTATCAGCCGCTTTTGTCGTGTAGCATCAGGCCGGTTTAGCGGCTTGTTCTGCCTGGCCAGGTTACACCGGCGATGCGCCGGCCGTAGGTTAGCCAGGGTGTGGGTACCTCCCAGACTTTTGGGTATCACATGGTCTAGCGTGTATCCGCCTGGCTCGGTACGGCTGATAGTCATGTCTATAGGCCGGCCGCAAATATGGCATGTGGTGCCATACGTGCTTATTACTTGATTGCGCAGGCTGGCTACTTGTCGACCGCCCCACCCATAGCTAGCCATTGGTAGCCATCCTGATTGCTGATACCTGCTTAGGTTTTTTGCCTAACTGCTTAGATAGCAGCGTGCCAGCGTGCGCAGCCTGCCTAGCTGACTGCATGGCTAGCTCTAGCCTGTGCTGATCCTCTATAGGGTCGCTCTTAGGCTTGGGTTTACGTACTGGCTTAGGCTTGGGTTTAGGCATGGGTCTAGCTGGCCTGCATCGGCTACATGCCGACGCCTCTAGGCCGTGAATACATGTAATAGACATGACACTACCTTTCATTTCTGGGGATTCCAGGCGGCTAGCGCAGCTAGTGCCTTGGCTCGCGCTTCCTCTGTGATATCTACAGTGTGCCCGGTAGGCGACTGAGATAGTGGGGTGATAGCTGATTTACGGCTAGGTGATACGCGCCTTGCTATTTCTTTTGCTCGTTGCATAGATAGATAGGCCCGGCGGTCTGCATCCTCTAGCCTGCGTTCTTGATATTGCTGGGATGCTAGCTTGATTCGTTCCTTAGCTAGCCTGATTCGCTCGGCTTGATCTGTGGATAAATCTTTATCTAGGGAGGGACTCCCTATAGTCCCCTCCCGTAAGGGGGTAGGGTGCGCACTTGCTTCCGGCTGGACTTTTGCCCTGGCTTGCCTAGCGTGCATTGCTAGCGCTTCATGCATTTTACGGCGATTAATCGCCTTGGGGTTGCGCACCCATCCACGACGCGGCAGGCGACGCACGCGCGCCTCAAATGCTGCGCGGCGCTCTAACATTCTCTTATCGTGCGATTCTTGAGCGACTTCGATTAAGTCAACCAATACGGACTTTACGATTTTCACAAATGACGGCGCCGGCCGGCCGGCTTTGATACCGCCCGGGTACCACTCGATAACACCTAATGCATCAAGTTGGTTAATGCAGTGCCTAGCCCAACGCTCGCTTTTGTAGGCTGCGTCTGCTAGCTGGGGGGCTGTCGTGTATCCGGTCCCAGTGTATGGATCTACCGTGTGCGAGATTGCCTGCAGGATGTGGACTAGGCCGGGGATGCCCTCACGTAGTGGCCCCCATCCACGGTGAGCCAGGGCCGCTATCAGCTGGTAGCACGTCCAGCGTGTAGAGACTTTGGCGCGGCGCGTTTTGCGGTTGCTCATGATGTGCTACCTAGTGCAGCAGTCCAACGGTGAACATGCAGATAGTAGCTACTATCAACCAGAGCGCCAAATACTTGGTACGACGTAGGGGGAGGTTAGCGCCGTGGACTACACCGGCCACGTACCCTAGTGCCCACATCAGGGCAAAAAGCAAAGCGTAGACGGGGATATAGACTAGCGCGTCAGTTAGCCAGGTAGTAGGTAGTGAGGCGGCCTGATAGACGCCTGGGTCAATCTGAATAGCCTGCATTTTGCGTTTTCCTTTCATGTTGGCTATGCACCTATAGTATCCCTGCTGCGCTGCGGGTACAAGCAAGAGTTTAATTAGTTATATAAAAGGTGTGGCCCGGCCACATTGTTTTAGCAATGTAGGACCGGGCCATTATGTACACACGCCAGAATAGAAAGGAAAAACGGTGTCTCGCATACGCCGCTATCTGTTGTGTGCCTCTATTGTATGCAGGCGGTTATCATGGTTGTCAAGTCGCCGGCCATGTTGTTTTAGCTCACACTCTTGCGTATGGTCCACATCGTGCAGATAATCTACCTGCCTGCTGAGATGTCGGCGCATTTCAACTAAGCTGGTTTCTATCATATCCAAGCGTTTGCTTAGTGGGTCTAGGTCGCCAGGCCCGGCGGCCTGCCGTGCGCTGCGCCAGGCGGCTAGGGAGGCGACGAAAGCGCCTGCGCCTCCCAGGCCTCCTAGCTCGTGTATAACGGCTGCGACTATGTGCATTATCGCAGGCGGGGGGCGTGTAGTGTGGCCACGGCCAGGGCCAGCAGCACCAGCGCGCTAATTAGCTCGTGTAGTAGTGGCGTAACTGCATCAGGTACCCACCCTAGCGCGCCGGCGATTTTTACTAGCGCATAGAGCGCAGCAGTTAGCGGGTATAGGATCGCGCGCGCGGCCGGCGGTAGATAGTCGGCTGTTGCCTGGCTGCCTGGCTGCTCTGCATCGTGGGAGGGAGCGGGGAGATTAGTTGACATGTCAGCACGCCTGCCCGTGATTTAGCATATTCTGCCACGCGGTTACGGTGATAGGGCCACAATATCCGTCGGCCTGCACGCCCAAATGACGCTGCAAAGCCGTGATAGTCCCAGCTCCTAAAATCCCGTCGGCCTGCACACCTAGGCGACGCTGCAAAGCGGATACCATGGCGCTACCTGATCCGCCATCATAGCTAATAGCGGTAATCGCGCTGTGCCTATCCTGCCAATATTGATCCTGGCCAGTGATCCAGCCGTCTACCGGCGTGCCTAGTAGCAGCTGTACGCGGCCGATAGTGTCGCAGCCTGCTACGCCGTCCGTGTATAGCTGGCCAGTGTTGGGATCTGTGCCACCAAACGTACCGGCGGCGGGTAGGGGGATATCTTCGCCTGGCTGCCAGGACGTGTCAGTTGCGATTTTATCGGCGGTAGCTGACAAATTGGTTAGCTGATCGTACCAGCGACCAGGGCAGGCAGTGGCGAAAGTGTCACAGTGGCCACGCAAGGGCAGGTATCCACGCCGTGAGCGGATTTCGCTAATCAGCATGGCCACAGTAGCAAAATCATCTGGTTCCATTTCCGGCCTGCACTCAATGCCGATAGTGCCGCTGTTATCGCCGTAGCTGTGCCACGCTCGGTTTTCCTCGTCTACAAGCTGAGTAATGTGATCACCTGATACTACATAGTGCGCGGATACGTAAGAATTTGGGTTACATAGGTGGTTTACGACTGCGTCGTGTTGCTGACCATCGGCGCCCCAGTGGTGAATAGTAATGGCATTGATACCGCCAGGGCGCCCTACATCGTAGTTAGGGCTTGGAACTTCTTCCCGGATCATCCTATTACCTTTCGTTATGTTTGGTTATGAGTCGATAGCGTATGTTAGGCATAGTGGTAGGTACCAGCCGGCGGCGCTATCCATGCCATTATAGCCATCTACATTAAGCCAGCGGGTAGTACCGTTCGCGTAAAATTCTAGCGGCGTGACGGTACCACCGCTTACAGCTACGCCGGCCCCTAGCCATTGATTCCAGCCAGTGGCTTGCAAATATTGTGAGGGGATTTGCAGAATTTTAGCGCGGTCGCCACCGGCGCCGCGCTGGATAGTCCCTTGTATACAGACAAGCCCGCCCTGCATGCGGATTTTAGGCGCCCTGCCCTGTACGATGTTCCAACCAGGCCCTAGCGCCAGCGTCTCCCAGGGCGTGGTTTTTAGTGCATCTAGGGCCTGTTTAGCCGCGTTTAGTGCTGCTTGCAACTCGGTAAAATTGCCGTTTACATCCTCAGCGCGTGCTATTTGGCCCGGTAAAAAGGTTTTCAAAGCCTAGAACCTCTTTCGGTAGTAGTGTTAGTGTTGTTTTCCAAGTATACGGCGTAATGTCATGTGACACGCTAGTAATGTGCGCTAGCGATTTGTCGCCATCTCTGATTACCTCTACTAGGTCTAGCGGGTCAATCAAGCCAGCGGTATTCATTCTGTCTTGTCGCATGTCGTTGTCTATACGCTGGGATACTGGCCAAAACGCAACAGCCGATACCGTCGGGTAGTCTAGGGCCTCTTTGAGCATCTTTTGTGCCATTTCATCGGCCACAAATTTACTAGGCGCCAGCGTGTCTATTTTGAGGGTAGCGCCACCCCAGGCGGTAGACCGTGTAGGCTCTACCGCTATTGCCGTGTAGTCAGCCGCTCGCCACTCGCCAGAATCGTTAGGTGATGCATCGTGTACCGTAGCCTCTACCCTAGATACGATATTTTCCGCCTGCCAGGTTGCCTTAGCATCTGTGTAGTGCCAGGTATCTATTTTTCCTGTGCTTTCGTAACTATCTGTGAATGCCACGTTAGTTTTATACTGTTGCGGCGGGTATGCGCAGATTTGCAGTGTCCCGTACCGGTCACAGTACCAGGCACCCCCTACGGTAGCGGTAGCTGCGTCTAAGTGAGCGGCAAGTGAGGTCTCCCAGACAGTCGGACATACCAGAGCATAGGACGTGCTCGGAATTTCATAGGCTACAGTAGGCGCGCTCGCCATTAGCCTACGTACGCGGCTTTCCCAGTTTTCCAGCCGGCCACCATCCGGCCGCGCCCCATAGCGGGTAATAGACGCGACTTTAGCCACCGCGTCAGCAGCTTCTATAGTGACGCTGGTTTCTGTTCGCTTTTTGCCCGGCTCTACCTTTATGTCTGTGATAAAGCCTGTAAACAGCGGTTGCCCGTTTCGAGTGTTTTTTAGGCGTATTTGGGCGCCGTAAAGTATGCCAGCAGCGCGCGGGTCTAACTCGGCTGTCGCTTTTACTGATAGCGTGCCCGTGTGAGCATACATAATGCTTCCAGCTGTCGTTACGCCACGCTTGACGCTTATATGCGTGCATGGCCCGGTTATGTCTACCCACTTTGTTAGGGCTGTTTCTTCGATCCATTTTTCACGGTTCCACATGCCAGCATTGAAAATGAGCGTACCGGCTGGCACTTCCTCGCGGTCCCAGCGTGAGCGGTCCCACCTGTCGATATCCCAACGCATAGCGTCAGTAACCACAGCGGCAACGACTGCAAGTTTAAGCTGATCAGCGGGTTTGGTCTGAGTATAGAACGTCATGCGTAAGTCACACCCCTAGCGCCGTTTAGTAGATTAAATTTTTCTAGCGCGGCGGCTATTTGCCGGCCTGCCTCATAGTCAGCATTTAAGCAGTTAACATTAATGGTTATGTTTGGTGCTGTTTGAGCACCTATAGAGCTGTTGCCTAGTGCGTTTAGCTGGATTGGGATGTTTAGCGCGGCAAAGTCCGTATTAGCTATAGACGCTGTTAGCGCGGCTAGTGATGTTTTTACGGTGGGGTAGCGGCTCTCTAGTCCCCTAATGAATCCATCGATCACATATTGACCGGCCGGCGTTAGCAGACGCTTGTCTACATCTTCGGGGCCTTTCCAGCTAGTCAGTTTGCTTGTTAGCCCTCGTAGGGTACTAGCAACGCTACCAATCTTTGATTTGATACCGTTGATAAAGCCGCTAATCAAGCTGGAACCAGCGCTATATAGCGTGCTGCCTAGACTGCCCAGCGCTGATACTGCCCTACTGGGTAGGGTACGGATCGTAGAAACAGCCGTATTTATGCCACTAGTAATAGCGTTTTTAATACCATTCCAGGCACTCACGCACGTAGATTTTACGGCGTTCCAGGCACCAGACCATAGGCCACGGATAGCACCGACCCCAGCAGAGATTAGCCCCTGAATTCCTTGGATTGATCCACTAATGATAGACCGCATAGCGTTCCAGGCGCCCTGGCATATCTGTTTGATAGCTGCCCACGCACCAGACCAATCACCACGCAAAACAGCGGTAAACAGTTTAAAAACGCCTGTAATAATATTAATCGCGCCCTGGATTGTGCCCGTTATAGACGTCCAGGCGCCAGAGAATACGGTTTTTATGCCCTCCCAGATTTCGCCCCAATGCTGCGCTAGGCCCTGGAATACTGTAACGATAATATCGGCTATTGGCTTGCCTATGGTCTCCCATGCTGTGCGCATAAACTCCCAGGCGGCGGCGGCGGCCGTCTGGATTGCTTGCCAGATTGCTTGCAGTGCAGGGAGCGCCGTTGTTTGGAACCAGCTAACAAACTGGCCTATCAATTCTTGGATTTGCTGCCAGGCGGCTTGCACCGCCGCGCGGAAGCGTTCGTTATGCTGGTATAGGTACACAAACGCGGCTACCAGCGCGGCAATAGCAGCCGCGATAGCGGCCACAATCAACACTACGGGATTAGCTGCCATGGCTGCGTTTAGTGCTATTACGGCTGCTTTGACCGCTGCAATAGTCGTTGTGAGTGTTTGCCACGCTTGGAAAGCTTTGACTACCCCAGTAGCTGCTAGCGCGGCGGCGGTTAGGGCGGGTCCCCAGTCCACAATAAATTTACGGAATGTGGCCAGGGCAGGCGGCGCTTTTTCGCCTATATACTGCATGAATTGCCGTAGCGCTGGCAGGATTTGCTCGCTAAAAAGCGCGGCGGCGGCGGTAAGTGCTGGTTTCATGCTGGTATAAACGCGCTGTGCAAAAATGGCCACCTTGTGCGCGACTGTAGCGAACTGTGAGGCCACCTGATCTAGTGCTGGCCAGAGATATTTGTTCAGTAGCGTTGCAGCTTTTGTGGCCGCTGGGAGTAGATAGCTACCAAATTGGGCTGCTAGATCACCTGCTTTGGCTTTTGCTACCTGTAGCTGATGTGACAACGTGTTTGTTTCGCGTGCAAAAGCGCCGTGAGCGTCGGCGGTCTGCTCGCTGATTAGGGCCAGGGTCGCGGCGGCCTGTGCCTGTGCGCTAGAAACGTCAGTAAAGCCAAGTGCAGCAGCTTTGGCGTCAATAGCGGATTGTTTGAGCGTCACGCCGTAGCGTTCGATAGGGTCTCTTTCGCCTTTTAGCGCACTGGATAGCGCCTCTACCGCTTCTTTAGTTGTTCCACCGTACATAGCGGCCAGGTCTGCGCCGGTGCTAATCAGGTTATTTGTTTTGCCTGCTAACTGATCAATGGGGGTCCCGGCGTTTTTTAGCTGGCTACCGATCACCGTTGCCAATTCCTGGTATTCGTTGCGTGTGATACCTAGCGCCGTGGCAGATTTGACGCTAAAACCTTTGATTTGACGCGCCGCCGTTTTAAAAACTGCTTCTACTGCGCCGGTGGATTGTTCCAGATCGGCGGCCATCAGCGTAGCTTTTACACCTAGCGCACCAAAAGCGGCGCCAGCGCCGGCCGCTACACTAACCATAGTTCTTGCAGCAGACCGCGCGCTAGAAGCCAGAGAGTCAAGGCCGGTAGCGTTTTTAAGGTTTTTAAACGCCTTTGAGAATTGTTTAGTATCAGCAATTACAGATACTTTAACTACCTTACCGGCCATGCTCTTTCACTCCTCTAGCGCTGCGTCTTGCTCCTCTAACGCGTGTATGATCGCGTTAGCGTCGTGTATTGTGAGATTTTCGCGCGCCTGCCACGGGGGCAAGTGCGCGCGGATAGCTAGCACCGCTAGCAGTTGTCCTATTTCTACGCCGCCGGTGCCGACGGCTCGCCTAAACCCGGCGCCGCCGGTGCCGGTGCTACATCGTCGCCCATACTAATGTATTTGTCGATTTGCCCTAGTGGGATTCGCTTAGCCGCTTCCTGAGCATCGGCGGGGGTCGGATACATACCCGTACGGTACAAAACAAGCCCGGCCATAGCACCCATAACGCGCGCGCTCACATCGTCACTGTCAAGCGCGGCCATACGCACGCCGGTAATATCTTCAAAGTATGCGACTTCGCCAATGGTGAGCTGGCTTACTGATACAGGGTTTTCAGGGATCGCAGGCGCCTTGAATTGCTCTGAGATATCGTTAGGTAACATTTGACTATAGTCCATTCTTTTCAAGTAGTTCTGTAATGCCGTTGGTTAGTCCGGCGTACGTTTGCGGCCTTAGCGTCTCTTCAGCGCGACTGAGCCATTTAGGCCCGGTTTCGCCGTCGCGCCCCCAGTGATTTACACCCGCATAGGGAGCGCGTTTCGAGCTGGCACGCACCATAATTTTTGAGCGTGCCTTAGATGCCCTGATGCTTTTATAGAGATTTTTAGACCGGCCAATAGGCACCAGCGTTTTAGCTAGGCGCGCAATAGGGGATGCTAGGGAGTAAGTGAGGTCTCGCAGGTCTTGCGCGGCAACGCCCGCTTTATATGCATCCTCTAGCAGTCGGTCCACGCCCTCGATTTTGTATGTTACGCCATCTACGGTATAGGTACCGTCACCTAGGGAGATACGTTTAACGTATGTTTCGTGTGACATGGCGCGTTTGGTTACGCTAGGGCTTCTTCCATGTTGCCAGAGCCTAGGGTGCTACCGGTGGTTTTCATAGCGGGTTTGCCCTCACAATCCCATTCGAAACTAAACGTACTGCCCTTTTCGTCGCCTGCTTCACCACTGATAGACGGCGCCGCGCCGATAGTTACCTTACCCGTGAAATGGGGAGCGTCAGCGCTCGCAGCCTTGTTGCCGTAGGGGGCTAGCACGTAATCAACGGTTTTGCCGACAGAATTCCAAATTTTGGACCAGAAAGAATCAGTGTCCAAAGACTGGATAGCTTCGCCGCTCAAGGTCCACTTAGACGTATTGCCGCCCTGAGCGTCGGCGAAAGTAACAATATCTTTGTCGCTGTTTGATGCTTTTAGCTCCCATTTAGCAATGTCAGCCCAAAAGTCTTTACCGTCAATCACCAGTCCTAGCTTTTTGCCTAGGATGCGCTTACGTACCGGTACGGCCATTTTCTTAACCTTTCGTGTTGTTTGATGTTTTTATAGCATGTCGTCGGGTTGCGGAACATATCCCGGAATGTATTCCGGGGGGAGTTCCGGTTCTGGTTCCTCGGCTAGCTCGATAGTAGCAGGCGCGGACACATGCATAACACATGCCAGGTAGCTTTGACTATCAGCTGTTGTCACGGATTGGTAGGCGTCTACTGTCACTGTAAAATACTGCCAAAGATAGCTGAGTACCCTATCTACCGCCGCGTCTAACCTACTGATCACGTATTCATTGTCAGTAGGCGGCGCAATTAGCGTGATATCAAACTTGACGCGGCCGGTAGTATAGCTCTCTGTATCGGCCTCTAGCAGCGGTGACCCCTCGGTAATAGTCATGCACGGCGGGTTCAAGCTACCTGGAATACCGTCATAGACCGTAAAGTAGTCTTCGTACTTTCTGATCATATCTGACAGTTCGCGGCGCGTTTTTGTAATCGGCCCGTCTGTAAAGGTATTTACACGCATGCTTGATACCCTATGCTACCGGTAGGGGCATGTATGGGGTGAGTAGTGGCCGCGCTGCTACCATCGCGTCACGTGCCACGCGGATTGCGCTAGCGCCGTCGAAAGCGTCGGCGTAGCTTTTAATACCGTTTGGTGCGTTTTTACGGTGGTATAGCTCGGCGGCTACCTCTAGCACTGCCCTATCTAGGATGAGCTGAGGAACCACGGCCGGCCCTACAAAATGAGTCACAGACAGCCAGGCCACGGTTACGCACTTTTTCAGGTAGTCGGTCAGTGGCACGTCACCAGCATAGAGACTCAGGGCGCTTGCTAGTTTGTCGCCCTGCTCCTTAGGCAGGCCGGCCGTGTATTCTTCCTCAGTTTCATCCATGATGCGTTTAGCCTAGCTTTAGCGGCAGTACGCCACCTTGAATCTCGTTAGCGTATGCCGCATAGCGGTAGACAGAATAGCTATCGGTTAAGTTAATGACCTGGGTTGCCTGTAGCTGTACTAGTTGGCTTTCATACACGCGGATAGCATCGCGCGTGTAGAATCCGCCTACACATTTTTGTACGGTAGCGACGTTCGTTGCCTCTGCGTTTAGGTCACAAACGATTTTTAGACCTGCCAGGTCACCAGAGATACCCACCAGGTTCATAGCGCCGGCCGTGTTTGAACCGTCGCTACCCACTGCTAGCAGCGGCCGGTCACCAGCGGTTAGCGCGGCAAGCGCTTTAAAAGTTGCCTTGTTTACTACCAGGCCGTCTAGCGGCAAATTCTGCGCGGCAAAATAAGCGGCCGCGTCTACGACTAGCGCGGATAGGTCAGCCCAGGTCAGCGCGGTTGCGGCCTTGGTAGATACCAGCGCGGCCGCTTCCTGATCCTGGAGGCCCTTAGCCCAGGCGGCCGCTAGCGCCTTTCGGGATGCTGCGCCGGCGGCCACGGCCATAGCCTCAAGATGCCTTTGCAGAATATTCACACTAGCGCGTTCAATAGTCTGCCGACTTAGAGACGTATAGCCGCCGTAGGTACCTACCGGCGTGCTAGCGCTCTGCAGCTCGACTTTACCTAATACGAGGTCGTCCCCCTCGTTGTTTTGTTTGTTTACAGTGACGCTGTTGGTCTTTAGGTATGTGTGATCTACCCGCATGCCCTCAGCCGGTAGGTCACCAACCGCAAAAAGTGATTTGAGGGCGTCTGGCTGATCGTAGATGCGGGTTAGATCGGCTACCCAATGGGGGCCAGTAGCTACCGGGTCAGCCGCGCTAGTAGTGCCAGACCATGCGCGGGCCTGAATCTGGTTCACATCCTCTAGGGTCTGGCTATCGCCAGATACCAAAGCCTTTACGATTTCAGCAGCGCAGCGGCGCTCTACATGCGGCGCGGCATGGGGCGCGGCTACCGTCGTGCGCAGTTCGTCTAGTGAGTTGCGCAGGCGCATAACTTCAGTTTCTAGCGTGCAAGTATCCATTTTGCTAGTTTCCTCCCGTTGGGTCTTTTCTCGCACTTTTGTTACCTTAGCGTCATCATACGCCGGCCAGGGCACAAGCGAAACCTCTTTGATATCAATTAGCTTTTGCCTTACGTGTAGGCTGCCGTCGTCGTCCCAGGTCTCTTCGTACTCTAGCGGAATAAAGCCAATAGACAGACTATCTACTACACCATCTTTTAGTAACTGATAGGCGTCATCACCGGCGCTAGTCTGACTAATTCTTGCCTGGATAGGCACGCCATCATGGCCAGATGTGGCAGTGCCAGCGCCGATTACCTCGCCATGACGCCACAAAAGTTTAATCGACCCTACGCCGCCGTCTGGCTGGTAAGCGTCACGCGCGATAGTCTCATAGTAGCCAGATCCTAGCTTAGTCTCGTGCTCGTAGGGTACTGCCAGGCCCTCTAGTGTGCGTGCATCATTTTCGGCCAGGGCAATTTTATACTCTCGCCACTCAAGGCTAGTACTATTTGTCATTTGTTTTCCTTTGGTGTCGGCGTGGGTAGGCCCTCAATCGCGGCGGCCGTGGCTGCATCATAGATGCCAGCGGCGATAGCCGTCGCGTGCGTATCCATGCGCGTTTTTGTATCCGCTCGCAGCAGCGCGTCTAGATTAAAACGTGCAACGGTTCCACGCGGCAGAATAGCGGTCAGTGCATCCTCGATTTCGCGTAGATAGCTCATCACTGTCCAGCGGATAAAATCGGTTGCCGCGTCGGTCACATTTTGATAGGTCATACTCGACCCGTCCACACTAGCTAGCAGCATGTGCGCAGGTACTCCAAACATTCGGCCGATAGATAGCACATCAAAGGCGCGGGATTCCAAAAATTGAACCTCACTAGGTTTTAGCGCAATTGGGGTGTACCTCATTCCAGCACCTAAAACGGCCACGCCGCCGCTATGGCTTGCGTTTTCGTTCCACCTCTTTTTAGCCTCGGCGGCCTGCTCGGCTGTAATCGGCTGATCTGTGGTCAGCGTGCCGGTAGGCACACCGGCGCCGGCGGTCCACTGACTCGCATAGCTGGCCATGTCGCTAGCACCTACTAGTGTAGATGCGCACGCCTGGATAGGACCCACCCCTAGCGCCTGGCCAGGGACTCGCACCAATCGCAGGTGCCTAATCTGGGATGCGTCATAGACGCGCCCTGCCCAGCGCGTAGACCTCTCACCAGTGTAGGGGGCCAGGGAGGGCACGCACTCCAGCGGATCCAATACCCTGATAGACGCCGGCCGGCCGTCGGTAGACCTCCCAATCAGCCAATAGGCGTTACCCCTCAGAGCCAGAGACGCCACCGTGTCGGCGATTAGGTCCACCTGCGTAGCATCAGCAGACGGCATAGACAGCAGACGCGGATAGGCGTCACCCTCTAGCCTGTCAGATCCTCGCCATGCGTCTAAGCTGAGTTGCTTAGCGGCAGTCTGGATTACGGACACGCACCTATACACTGCGTCTAGTGTGAGGGCACGGCTAGGGGCCATACTGGCACTAGCGGACACGCGCGGCGGCGGCATAATCCCCTCTGGGATCGGCGCGGCCGCGGCCTGCCTGCCCAGTAGGCTAGTGACTAGTTCCAGCGTTTTCATGTGAGCAATATTAGTAAACATATTCATCCGATACAAGACGCTAATATAGCTGTACTGGATCGGGTACATAGATACCCGCGCCATGCACGGCTACCGCCGCCGCTCGTAGCGCGTCGATAGGGCCAGCACTGCGGCTAGCGTCTAGCGCCATTACACCATACATAGGCCGGCAGGCCGCTTGTCCCCATGCCGTGCGCAGCTGAGCTGCCCCATCATGCACTAGGCGGCCATCCCGTACACGATCTAGCAAAAGCTGGGTAGCCAGGGCATATTCTTTAGTTTTGATAATTTCTAGCGCCGCGCCGCTATTAGTTATGTCCGTGGCCGTCGTGGCCATCGGCCCGGTAGCGTCGGCGCCGATCCACTTATAGCCAGCGCTTGATAGCCTGCGCACCGTCGGTGCTACCCAATCAACGCCAGGGCCAGACATAATCAAAGATATAGCTAGGTCCCCCTCGTCGGTCACCCACGCGGCCACGATAGACGCGCCGCTGCGGTCTAGCGCAATATCCACGCCTATAGATACCTCATTAGGCGGCGGCGGCTCTAGCGGCTGATCGGCGGCCAGTGAATTCCATAGCGCCAGATCTATTAGGGTTTCGTTTTCTAGCGGCGTATCAAGATTCAAAATACCGCGCCGCCAGTTAGCTAGCGCACCAGGCACGCCCGGTTTGGCTAACGATAGAATTTTCTCGTGCGTTTGGGTATATCCCATAGCCGGATGAAACTTTAAGGTATCCTCGCCGTATGGGTCAGCGTCGGCCAGGGCCTCATCTGCGGACCACTCAAAATAGGCTAGCCTGCTAGTCGGATCGTCCACGGCGGCGCGGCCGCGCTCAATCAGGGTATTTAGGTAAGCTGACTTGCTGGTGCCACGGGTTGATACGATCCAGATTTGACTATCTAAAATAGTTAGCTGAGTCGGTTCAATGGCTGCCTCAAGAGCCGCGCCTGAATCTGCATCGAAAGCCCAAGCCTCATCTACGGTTACCAAGTGCAGGCTATCACCGTGAATACTTTTAGGCGTCGGCGCAAACGGCGAGAGCCTGGAACCGCGCTTTAGGTATTCTAGGTACTCTGTGCCCTGAGATTTGCGCACGCTAAAATATTGGGGCTTTTTATCAGCCTTTAGCGCGTCTATTAGCTGGTTCCAGCGCTTTTTGGCATCTTTGCCAGTCTGCGCCGTCATAACTACCTCGTGGTTATTGTATGACAATATCCTGTCTGCCATTACCGCACGTACCAGGTAGCTTTTCCCTGACTGTCTGGGAACGGATACTACTATTACGTCATATCTAAAAGCGCCAGGTTGGCGCGGGTCTAGCTCCATGCCTACCGACGCTACTTGTTTTTGCCAGGGCATTAGCGGACCGCCCATGTAGGCGGCTATGGCCTCAATTCTTTTGCCGTAGCTAGGGTTAGCCGGGTTGCGTCGTGTAGCGTATTTGGGTTCTGAGCTCATGACGCGCTACCAGCGGCCAGGGCCTGCATAGTGAGGTGAGATAGGGCTGCATCCAGTGCGTCTAGTTCAGGGTCTCCACCCTCGGCAGGCCTTGGCATAGAATCAAGGGCGGCCAGAACTTTATCTAACACTGTCGTAGTAGCGACGGATACTTTAGGCTGTGCTAGGCCACGATCCAGCGCAGCAGCAGCTTTAGTCACCATAGCCCTTTTAGCTTGCTCGATTGGGCCTAGCAGTCCTTTTGCCTCTAGGTCTTTAAACATCCTTTCGCAGGCGTCGCTAATCTCAGTACCCCCCATAGGGTCGGAGTCGATTTCAAATAGTTTTTGCTGTTTCATGGCTGTTTTGGTGTTGTTTGGTTTTTTTATTGGCGTCGTGTCCGTTTTTGTATAGCTGAGGGGGGAAAGGGGACCA